CGCCAGCTCGCGCAGGAACGCTTGCCCGCGCTTACCGCGCAAGGCGCTCGCTACCCGTCCGCGCCACCGGCCCAGCGCCAGGGGATCGTAGCCATCGTCGTCGACATATCCGCTGCGGCTCATCACGCCTCTCCCTGCTGCGGGACCTGGGCGGTCAGACTGCGCGCGTATTCGAGTAGCTCTGGAATGGTCCGCGCCCCGTCATCGCCGAGCGCGAATCGGATATCAACAAGCACGCTCACCGGGTCTTTAATGTCTTTTGCTGTCATACGCTGCGTATACTCAAGCAATTCCTCATAGTCCTTCCAAAGCACATATCGGACGGCCAACGGGTCACCGGCTGCGGTGCGCTGCATGTGATGCTGCCCTGGCTTGTGGGTTAGCCACACCTGGCTGGGGGGAGTGTCAGGCATCGTCATCCTCCTGCTGCGGGACCTGGGCGGCGAGGGCAGCAACCCCATAGCCCTTCGCCTGAAGCTCTTTCAAAAGGCCCAGTCCACGGTCGATGTAATCTCCGGCCGACGCCTGACTGGCTTTCGTGCAAGCCTCGCCAATCCGCCATGCGATTACGTTGTCGCAAGGTTGCGACGTGTACGTGAAAAGTTGCTGGTCCCAGCCCTGGCGGGTCACCAGAGATACTGTGCCCAGCGCATCGCCAGCAGCGGGAGCGGCGGGAGCATCAGCAGAAGCGCGAGCGGCCTGCCAGCCAAGCCAGCGGTTGTAGTGATTGGCCTCATCGGGCTCGTAGCTGCCGAATTCACTTTTGTGCCACGCCTCGAACGCCTGGCGCTCGTCCTGCGAATCCCCAGGCGCTGAAGGGGCGGGCGTGCAGTCCGGGCACGGCTGGGCGTCGTATCCGGAATGCGGCGTCAAGCCACCAGCCATCCCGTGGCCGTTGCAGGTCAGGCAAGGCTCAGCAGGCAGCGGCATCCAGTGCTTGGGCGTGTAGATGCTGTGCCACTCGTTGCACGTCTCGGTGACCCAGCCGTCGCGGCTGTGGTTCATCGCAACGCAGATGCCCATGCGCTTGGTCGGGCCTACCAGGATCAATTCGTCCCTCGGAGCGCTCGAGATAGACTTCCATTCGTTCTTTTCAGACATTCTCAGCTCCAGATTGATGCGCGGAAGATCCAGATGACAGCAAGGGCGATTTCGACGGCAGACACCAGCGCAACCCACGCTATCGGGTTCACGCCGCCCTCAGACTCGTCGTCCATCGGCACGTATTCCATGTTCTCTTCCATCACATCCCCCTCAGGAGCTTCCGCTCCTTGGCTTGGGTAATCAGGTCGTCAGGGTCCACATATCGCGCCAGAATCTCGGCATAGCGCTCCATGTACTGCTTGTCGGTAGTCAGGCCGTCAAGACGGTCTGCGTCTGCCTGCTCGAGTTGCTGGGCGATGTCCATGTGAACTCCTGTTAGGCAGGGACGTACTTGCGGATGCGCGATGCTCCTGGCCCGAAGTGGGCTGACTGATAGAACCGAGCGCTGCCACGGGTGTGAAACGCGGTCACAAAGCGCCATTCGCCTCGGTAGAGCGATTCGACCGCCCAAATATGCGTAGACATGGATATCTCCAAGGAATAGGGTGGCAGACCTCAGCGGTTGCTGCGGCTCCAGGTGGGTTGTGCCGGGGGCTGCCGGAAGATCAAAACGGCGGAGGATCCGCGTCGTCGTAGCCGCCAGACTGGGCCGGGGCTTGGCGTTGCGGCTGCTGCGGTGCGGGGCGTTGCGACGGGGCGCGGTCTACTTCGTCACCCTTGCCGCCCAGCATTTGCATTTGGTCAGCAACGATCTCGGTGCTGTAGCGGTCCTGTCCGGTGTCCTTATCAGCCCACTTTCGCGTCGTCATCCGGCCAGAAACGTAGACCTGTTTGCCCTTAGCCAAGTAGTCGCTGCAAATCTCCGCTAGCTTGCCAAATGCAACGATGCGCACCCATTCGACGCCTTCCTTCTCCTTCGTCTTCCAGCCGACTGCCAGGGAGAAGTTGCAGACAGCGGTCCCGTCCGGTGAGTGCCTCGTTTCGGGGTCCTTGCCCAGTCGCCCGATGAATTCACATCGGTTCAAATCGTTCGCCATACTTAGTCCTTATGAATAATCTGGGCTTTCCCACTTTTCGCCCAATATGAAATACCGCCATGCGAGAGTCCAAGCACGCGCTCGGCTTCCCGAATGGAGCCGAACTCCTGGCTGCCAACTAGCACACGCTTAGATTGAGGGTTGCTTGACCCTCGCCTGGGGTTAGGTTTCCCTTGGCGCCGCCTCCCCTTCCTAATCATGTCCCTCATGTTTTCCAGGTGCGATGCGGCGAACAGGTGGTCGGGGTTTACACAGTTCCTGGTGTCGCAGGAATGGCAAATGTCCTTCCCCTCAGGCAGGAACCCATGGTTTGCATAGAAGGCAGCCCTGTGCGCAGGAACGATCTTCCCTAGAAGGCGCGTTTGCCCGTATCCGTTAGACCACTTGTATCCGGTCCATAACCAGCACCCATCGGCCTCCTTCGCCGTATGGCGATCTAGCAAACGTCGGAGACGTTCCCGGTAATCCGCCGGGTCAAGTTGCAAAAGCCATGCCCCACGGTTAGCCGTTTCCATGTTCTATCCTCGGTGCTCTTCGCCAATGCGCTGCATGGCTTCTATGACGTATTGCTGGGCCGCTAAAGCGCGGGCTTCCATCTTTTCTTCCAGTTCGCGGTCACGGGTGTACTGGACGCGAGTAATGCGTAGAACCTCGTCAATGTGATCGACGTAGTGCAGGTCCGGATCCTCGTAGCCCACAAGCTCGTCCGGCGTGTTGACCAGGCAGTACGCAACCTCAGCCTCGTCCACGTCCCACAGCTTCATGTAGCCCCGCATCTGCCACTCGTATTCCTTGCAGGCCCCCATGGTGGCGGTAGCAGGGAAGGTGTGCAGCGACCATGCAGACTTGATGTCGATGATCTTGGAGCCGGTGAAGATGTCGCACTCGCCAGTCAGATAGTCTGTTTCGCGCCGCTCGGTGTTCTTCGTGTGATTCGTGAAGAAGACCGAGTTGTAGAGGGCAATGGCCTGATCCTCGACGATCTTTCCCTTCTCCATGTACTTGGCGGTGGGGCTGTACGTGTAGCCGTAGACCAGTTCCTTAGCCACCCCTTCCAAGTACGTTTTGGCCCCTTCCGACAGCACCGCAGACTTGGCCTTGGGATCGGTCATGATCACGGACAGGGAGGAGCAGCGGACCTTAAACAGTGGCTTCACTGATCGCCTCCTCAAGTTCGCGCTCCTGTTCGTCCGTCAGGGCGAAGTTGGCGCGCAGCTTGTCGGTGGAGTACTCGCCAGCCTTGATCGACGTGAGCGCCTTGGCGAACCGTTCCGGCGTGATGGCCGGGCGTTGTTTGGCGGTAACCTTGGGACGGACCCGGAGGCATTCGACCGTCTCCCCGGCAAGCTTCGTGGTGCTGGCGTACAGCGTGATCGGCTTGCCCGCCCAGTCCTCGATGTACGGCCCGTAGAGTTTGGCGATCATCTTGGAGTTGGTCACGTTCAGGATCATCGGCTTCTGCCCGACAAGGTGTGCGACGGTGCAATCTTCCTTCTTGCCGCCGGTCCCAGTGACCGTCTCCTGCTGGACCCAGTCAATGGTCACCGTCAGATCCTGACCTTCTTCCAGCGCGTAGGCTCCGATGTAGTCAGGGTTGATCAGGAGCCTCCAGTGTGTCTTGGACATTGCTAATCCTTCGCGACGACCACGGTCTTGCCGCAGCCTTCGCAGGCGGTGAGGGTGGATTGGGCTTGCTCGTCGCGCTGCTGGCGGTCGCCGAGGGCCAGGACGATGCCGCCGATGAAGACGGCGCAGCAGGCCGCCCCGACCCATTCGTAGCGGTCGAGACGCAGCAGGGTGCGCAGGAGGCTGCGGATCATTGGGCACCTCGGGCGGCCTGCAAGGCGCTGACTACCTTGCTGTGCATCTCATCAACCGTGTCGTGCAGATAGCTGGCCTGCAGTTCTATCTCCGTCTTGCTGCCCGACTTGAAATCGACGCGGCGCCCGTCTTGGTGCGCTGCGCGCAATCCGCCTGAAATCTCGGCGAGGTAATGCCCGTCATGGAACAGGGCCAGGATGTTGCCGTTGGGTGCGCTCATTGCTGCTCTCCCTTGGCCTTGGCGATGGCGGCGCGCGCAGTGTTCAGCGCGTTGTTTTCCTTGCAGAAGCAGACGCCGGCCTCGTGTTCGCAGGTCGGGCCGCCGCCTTGCTCGATAGCCCATTCCAGGGCGCCCTGGCAGGCTTCCAGCGCCTCCAGCATCTCGGGCGCGGCGCTGCGGATGCGCTCGTAGCGAGCGATTGCCTCGTTGGCGAAGGCGTTGCTGACGTCGCTCTGCGCGTCGCCGAACTCGAACCAGCCGTGCTTTTCGTTCAGCTCGTGCACTTGATCGGGGCTGATGAAGACCGGCCCGGGCGTGTGTTTCGTCGTCATGCTGACTTCCTCAGGTAGGCCCATCCGGGCCAGAAGCCGCGGACATGCTCTATGGTTTTGTGGTGGGCGACGTGGGCGATTGCCAGGGTCATCTGGTCCCGGCACTCGGGACCGATAATCCCTGAGGCGGCGAGTTCCAGGATCTTTTCCCGCCGATCCGCGTTGCCAGCAATGAACGCCAGCATCTCGGCATACGGATCCGGGAATTCTTGTTCGAATGCCTCTATGACCGCCTGCCGGTGGGTGAATAGGTCGCCCTCAATTTCCTTGACCACTTCCCCATACTTCTCGCCGTAGATTTCCTGGGGCGGGTCGAAGGTGAAGCGAGATCCCATGTCACCACCCCACAACGATCCCGAGCGGGACAAAAAGGATTGCGTAGAACCACCAGAAGCTACGGACGTTATTGATCAGCACCTTCAGCATGGTTGTTCTCCTTGGGAGGGGCGAGTTGCCAGCAAACCGGCTTCTCGTCATCAAGGCGGCGGACGAGGCCTAGGTGTTCAAGATGAAGTAGCCAGGACCGCACGGCGGCGCTGTGCATGTGGTTGGTGTTGCCGAACATCGGTTGGACCTTCTTGGCCACATCGCGGGTTAGGAGACCGCCGTCACTGGGTAGGGCTGCCAGGACCTTTTTCTCGTACTCGTCGAGCGGGCGACGGGCGTTCAGTTCACTCATGGCTGTTCTCCTTGGGCGGAGCGGGGAGGGGTATCCAGTGCGTTGAGCCATGGACGTTCCTAATCCACCAGTCTGCGGCTGGGAAAGGGTTGAATTGGTTAAGGGATAAATCTGCGGACGGGACGAACCCGGAACTCGTTGTTGCGGCGCCAAAGGCCGACATTGCCGTCCTCGAAATTCACCGCCCAGGCGTAGAAGGAGCCGTAGGGCGTTGAGGTCCAGTAGTAGGACTTTTGGAACAGCCCGGCGACCGCAGCAAGGCAGGCCATGCCCTCATTCTTGGTAGGGAGGCGCCAATCTTCAAAACCACCTCCTTCATATTCTTTGGCGTGCTGGCTGGCTACTTCCCATTCCTGCGTGCCAAGGTCCTCGCGAGCAACGATCAGATGGTGCACATGGCCATCTTCGATGTAGGGGCCGGCATAAATGCCGCCCTGAAGTTCGGCGCCGATGCTGGCGAGAAGCAGGAAAGGCGCTGCTGTGGGGACCGACGCCGAGGTTGCGAAAAGGTCCTGGACCTGCCGGCGGATTGCTTCAGCGTCGTCGCCTTCGATATGAATCTGGATGCTCATGGCTTCTCCATACTTGTTTTGGTCGCTCAGGGCGGCGCACACCAATCGCCCATACCGGAGGGCTTTGGCTTTTCGCGTGTTGGAAAGTTGAAGGGATGGCAAGGGGCCCGAGGCCTTGCCTTGATATGCGCCGGCCTGAGCAGCCGTGGGGAGGATGCCCCGGCACGCCGGGGCAAAGGGATTAATTGATCAAGCGATGATGCTGCGGACGGGACGAACCCGGAACTCGTAGTAGCGGTCCCAACGGCCGACATTGCCGCCCTCGAAATCCACCGCCCAGGCGCGGCGGGAGCCGTAGGGCGTTGAGGTCCAGGTGTATTCGCCGTCGTCATTGAAGCCCTCCACCGCAACCACCTGCAGCAGCTCGCGGTGGGACGGCAGGTAGAAGTTGTTGTGGCCGTCCGCCGTATATTCGGTCGCGGCCAGAGCAGCCGGGTGGTTACCGCGCTCCAGCAGCTTGCGGGTGTTCTCGGCGCCATCCAGGTCGGAATAGCTCTCCAGCTCGTCGCCGTAGCCGCCGAATTCGAACTCACCATCCAGAGGTGCCGAAGCAGCGAACAGGTGGCGCCCTTGCGCGGTCACACCGATATAGATTCCGCCTTGGCCTTCGGCGTATTGGCCAACTACGAATGCATTGCTCATGGTTTCTCCAGGTTCTTGGAAATGCCAGAACCCGGATGGGTTGGCATTCAGATGGACCGCTTACGCCCGGTCAGTCGGCAAAGTCACGCTATGCAGATCGTCGCAACGCACAGGGTTGTCCGAACCGTCGGGCCCCACACTGTCCGGGTCACTGCATCCTGGGGAATAGGAGATGAGGAAAGCGCCTTTGCTGCCGGTGATGTGTCAGCGCGCTCTACCGGCTTACGCGTCCTGGCTATCCCAATAACGGGCCCGCCCAGGCTGCGGGGTTGGTAATCCATTCGTCAGCCATCGCTCATAGAACGGGCTGACTATCCTGCGTAGGCGCCTTGATCCAAGGCGTGTGCACAGATAGCGCCATCTCCACGGCTTGCTGGTAGTTCTTGGCTTCGTGGATCAGGACGTACAAGTCCTTGGTTTGCTGGTGGCCGACGATCTTCTTGACAGCAGGGCTTTTGCTGGCCTTCTCGAACGCTTCGCCAGAATTCGACGCTTTGAACTCGCCGGCCAGCACGGGGCGAGTTAGGCCCGTCTTGGAGTGGACAAACGCGTAGTAGGTCATAGCGCTTTCCCGAGAATGTCTTTTAGGTAGGGGTGAAGGATGGCGATTGCTTTGTCTGGCTCATTACAGGCAAGCAGCCTGTAGACCTCACGAAGAGGGGAGTCAGACATGACTTGATCGCCGTCACCCACTGAAAAGCCCCGGGAGCGAACCTCGTCCACAAGGCTGTCGTCATCAAACTCGTCAAGCTCAACATCGACCGTGACAGTTACCTCGGCCATATCGACCTCCAGATTCATGAAAATGCCAGGGCACGTATTGCCGGCATTCAGATAAATCCGGGGCGCCCACCGCCGCGCAACTCCCAGCATTGCTGGCTCGCAGTCGGTCGGGCGCCTCTTCAATCCCGTGCACACCCTTTGCGATCCCCACGTGAGATCAGGCGTGTCGGTGATAGCCCCCGGTCTATGCATTCAGGCGTGGGGGATTGCCACCTGCGCTTATCAGCCTTGCGGCTTTAGGCGTATTCCATGGCTTGCTGGTTGTTAAAGAGCGGGTACTGCTGGTACTGCTGCCGACCCTCTACTGAGCTGGCTTCCGCCTAGGCGTTTTCTGCAGATCGGGATGCGTTGGATGAATATTAGGCGACGCCTAATCGTTTGTCAATAGGCGACGCCTAATCATTTGGGCGTAAAAAATCCCGCACCGGGCGGGACTGTGGGTAAAAGCTAGAGGGCTAGTGCTTTGATATCCATATCACGACCGCCAGCACAATCGCGACGCCAACCCAATACAGGACTTTGCTGGCTCCGGTGTCAGGGATTTCGCCCAATATAGTCTTCAGCGTGCCTGTCTCTGGTTCTGGATTCTGAGGGACAAGTCGGCACCCACAGTGTTTGCAGACCTTCGCCTCTTTGAGAATTAGTTCAGCGCAGTCTGGGCACTTCACGTGCGTAGCTGGATTGGGACGTTGCGCTGTTGCAGACAGGTCGGCGCACAACATAACCAGGATGACCGCCAGAAGAGGGCTGATCAAGCACGCTAAAATGAACCATCCGAAACCGCTGCGCCCGCGATTGGATGCAATCATGCCCACGGCAAGGGCGAACAGTAGCCAGAAGAATATGATTGTGATCATGGTTGGATTCTAACGGCTGTTGTGTCAAATTGTGCCAAGTCACACCGGATCTGTTGCGCATCAGCAAAAGAGCGCCCCGGTGGCGCCATGCTCAGGATGTACGCTGTAGCTTTCCGGGAGCCGCTATGGACAAATCCACGATGCTGGCGCTGATGGTGACTGCGAAGAAGGGCGACCCAGGCGACTGGGAGTCGCTGCTTACTGTGTACGCTCAGCGCCTTGAGCGAATCGCCCCGAAGTTGACCGAGGATGAGCTGTACTCGATGCTCGCCGTGGGCGCAGCCATCTACCAGCGCTGGTGCCAGCACACAGATTCGGAGCGGGAGACCGCCGAAGCGCTGTTACGGCTGACGGGGGATAGGCCGTTGGAATGAAAAAGCCACCCGGAGGTGGCTCCCTGAAACCACCTATGCGCGGCGTTAAGCCTATGAAGCAACGCTTGCTTTGGGGCGCTCAAAGAATTAAACTACAGTTGATTTCCGGCGCTTCGGCGTTCGGCTGGAGTCTGAGTGGATAAAACCTCTCAGCGGCCCACCGGTGGCGATATCAAGCTGTGGTGGGCGTCTGAAAGCCCCCTTTTTGGGGGCTTTTCTTTTGCATAAAGACGCCGTGGTAGATAACGCAAAGAAAAATACCGCTCTTCAACTGCACCTCAAGACCGGCGAAGTCGTCATTTGTGACTTCACGGGGCTTCATGAGCCGGAAATGGTCAAGCGCAGGCCTGTATTGGTCATTTCAAAGACCTCTACGCATTGGCGTGGTCTTTGTACTATCGTTCCGCTCTCCTCCTCGGAACCAAGCGCTAGCCTTCCGTGGCATGTTCTTCTGTCCCGCAATCCGCTTGCCGGCCATCTTCCCGCGGATCATCCATTTCAGAAAGCTGATCGTGTATGGGCAAAGTGCGACATGCTTTACACATTCGCGTTTGATCGCATTACACGACCGCACGTCCGCTCCCAGGGCAGCAGAAGTTACCCTCCTGTTCGGCTACCCAAAGAGGACCTATCGGCAGTTTTTGATGGGGTCCGTGCATATCTTCCAGCAGCGCCCGTCATCACGACCGTCGAAGTCTCGACACAGACCATTTCCATATCTACGTCAGATCAAATCCCGCCTTGGGATTGAACACGCGTTCTGCCCTTTGTTGCGCGACTGCGACATCAAGACCGCACCCACTGCCCCGCCTCATCATCCCGCAGCCTGGCGCCAGCCCAGCAACAGCCGTTCGTCCACGCCATTGCGCAGGTCGTAGGGCGACCAGAGGACGGTGCCGACGATACGAACGTCGCTGCCGTCGTCCGTCGCGAGGGGGAAGGGGTGGTACTCAGGGTCCAGGTTGGTGGAGATGGCCATCCACGTGCCGTCGTTCCACTGTTCCAGACACTTCACGATCATCTCGCCTCCGCGGTTGATGGCGTAGACGAAACGCGGCTGGACCTCATGTAGTTCGACAGGGTGGATGTCTACCAGCATCGGATTGCGGTGGCGGATGGCCGGTTCCATGCTAAAGCCATTGCCATAGCAGATTTTCATGCGCTTGATGGGCCGCTTGAACGATTCCAGGAATGACCGGCGCAGCAGAATCTGGCCTATCTCCGTCTCTTGATAGTTCTCAATTCCAAGCTTGCCGGCCGCCATGCGCACATCAAGTTCTGGGACCGGCACGAACTCATGGTCGTTCGCAGAGTACCCAGAGTCCTCCACATGGCCCACATTGACCGCGTGGCTGATCCGCAGTGCGTGGCTTTCACGCTCCATCTGCTTGGTGGTCTTGCCGCCTTCCCATGGCGCAGGCAATCCAGGGATCCGCATGGGGAAGGCGTCGTCAGCGTAATCCATGTCGACCAAGCCACCCGGTTTGTGTGACTGCAAGCTAACAGGCGTAGACGCAGCAGGCGCCCGGGGCGAAACCTGTATCCCTAGTTTCATCTGGGCTATAGCAAGCTGAATTGCGCCTTCAAGGGCGTTCAATTGGGATTCGGGTAGGTCATGAATCTGATCCTCCGGGATCGTCTTGAATGGCCATGGCTTTGGCTGCGGCGGAGACTCCGATGCTGCGCTCGATCCCATATCCGGCCACGCCTTCAAACCCCAATGATCCGGCCCGGCGACATCAGAGAAGTAGCGCCATAGCTCTGGCAACTTGTCTTTCGAGATGGAACCCTTTTTGATCCAGTCATGGATAGAGGGAGGTTTGACATTGAAATGGCGTGCAATCGCCGCCTGCGAGGGCGCAGCCCCGCTAGCAATTTTCCTTTCAATGGCGGCCTTAATCGCAGCGCCTAGTTCAGTTCCATTAAGCATTGCCTAACTTTCGCCTTGTGATGCCACATTAGGCAATTCCTATTGACAAACATTAGGCGACGCCTAATAATGTGGCATGGATACGAAAAACCGTCATGAAGCGCTTTATCGCGCCTGCCAGATCGTAGGTGGTCAAGCGGCATTGGCCAGGATTCTGGAGGTCACCCCTGTGACCGTAAACCAGTGGGTCCATCTACAGCGGCCAATTCCATCTGAACGGTGCCCCGATATCGAAGAGGCGACGAGTCGTCAGGTGATGTGCGAGGAACTTCTTCCGAGCTTTCGCTGGGATGTGCTCCGGAAATCCGTCAGGACGAAGAAAGCCAAGCAGGAATCGTCGGTTGTTGCTTCGTAGAGAAAGTTGAGTTGTTCCATGCGGTGAATCTTAGTTGCGCCGCACAAGGGCCGAAAGGCTGAAAGAAATCAAATTTCAAGGTGACGCATGACCTGCCGCTATACCAACACTGACTGGCTGGACGTTCTGTACAACTGCGTGCGCAAGACGCCGGGTGGTGTTGCTGATGCGGCCCGCTTCCTGACGGAGCGCCGCGGCAAGTCGATCCACCCGGAAAGCCTGCGCGCCAAGCTCAAGCGTTCCGAGGGCGATGCGATCAGCGTGGAAATGGCTGGTCTGCTGTCGGAGTGGATGGAAGAGAAAGAGGGCGGTGTCGAATACGCGCACGACTGGTTCCTGGCCTTTGCTGCAGAGCAGGGGTTGGCGGTCGACTCGATTCCTCCAGCACCTACAAACGGCTGGGCCTGCGAACTGACCGCGATTCAGTCCAAGGTCATGCAGATCGGCGCCATTACGGGCAGCGTGCTTGGCGTGACCGCTGAGACCGTTGCAGACGGCAAGATCGACCAGTCCGAAGCTGACCGGATCGTCGAGTTCGTCCGCGATCTGCGCACCATGTGCCACCGCCTTGAGCGCAACGTCCTGCGCGCTGCGAGCAAGTAATGAGCGCGCCTATCGCATTCCAAGGTGAAGTCATGCTGGCCGGTTGGTCGGAGACCCACAACGGCGGCGCCAAGGTCACGTTCTGGCTTGCTGACGAAGGTGATCTAGCTGCATTCAAGTCTATGACGGTGGCTAAGGGCAAGACCGCTGGCCAGCGTCTGGCAATCGTAGCTGTCGAGATTGGCGACGATGAACAGCCTGTATCCCCCCAAGCTGACCAGGCGAAGGGCGGAGAACTGGCAAAGCTGGCCGGAATTTTCTGCTGCCAATCGGAATTCTATGACTTCGCCGGCCTCACGGATCGAACCATGGAAGGTGCGCGCGACTGGATCTTGCGTGTTTGTGGAATCCAAAGCCGGCGCGATTTGGATCACAACCCAACCGCCGCGAAGATCTTTCATGACCGCGTGCGCAAGCCCTACTTGGAGTCGCGGAAATGACTCAGGAAACCTGGCGCGACGTTCCCGGATACGGCGGGCTGTACGAGGCTTCCTCGTTGGGAAGAGTTGCGACGAAATCGCGAGTGGTTAGCAAACGTACTAGGCACGGCGGGATGATGACCCAAAGATATGGCCGGAGAATTCTGTCGGCCACCACCATCAAGGGATACAAGATTGCTCATATTGGTATCAACGGCCAGAAGCTGCGGGTTGGTATTCATCGCCTGGTGTTGATGGCTTTCTGCGGTGAGGCTGGGCCTGGTCAGATTACGCGCCATCTGAACGGCGATCCTGCTGACAACCGACCCGAGAATTTAGCTTGGGGCGATCACCAGGAGAACATGCTTGATCGAAAGCGGCATGGTCGGTATGCAGTGGGCGAGCACCATTGCATGGCCAAGATCACCAAAGAGCAAGCGCTTCATATTAAGTCGTCGACAGCTTCCGGCGCCGACCTAGCACGGGCGCACGGCATAGGCCAATCGCAAGTGTCGAGGATCCGACGCGGCACGTCCTGGCAGGAGGCGCTATGAAAGGTCGCAACCCGACAACCGAGCAGAAGCGCTTTTGGGATCTGCTCGCTACGAATATTGGCTGCGTGGCCTCCAGGATGGATGGCTTTTTTGATGGGCATTGTTCGATCCATCACATTGATGGCCGCACCAAGCCGGATGCTCATTGGCTGGTTCTGCCGCTTTCTGCAGGCAACCACCAAGACGGAACCGGTATTCCGGGCCGCGTTGCAGTGCATCCGTGGAAAGCGCGATTCGAAGCCCGCTATGGCCGCCAGCGTGATCTTCTCGTCTGGTGCATTGAGCAACTTCAGGCCCAAGGCTTGGAAGTCCCGGACGGTGCCTTGCGGGCCGCAGGGATGTTGGAGGTTGTGTGAACGCGATGCCCAAGTCTCCGCAGGTCGAGGACGGCCACATCAAGATTGCCAACGAGTTGTTCGAGGCAATCATGGCCTTTCCGTTCAAGCAGACCACATTGCGTGTCCTGCTCGCCGTCCTGCGCAAGACCTATGGATATGGGAAAAAGGAAGACGACCTTTCCGCTTCGCAAATCGGCGCGCTTCTGGGCGATATGAAGCGCCAGCACATCACAACGGCCCTTAACGAGTTGGCCACGATGGGCGTGATCAGCAAGAGGCCGGGAAAGTACGGCTCGCTTGTCGGCATCAACAAAGACTATTCGCGTTGGATTGCTAGTCCGAAATCCGGACAGGTGAACGAATCTCGGACTAGTCCGAATCTTGGACAGGTGAACGAAATTCGTGCATCTGCTAGTCCGAAATCCGGACAGGTCGATAGTCCGAATCTCGGACACACAAAAGACAACCTTCCAAAAGACAACCAACAAAATGAATCTGCTGGCGCAGATTCCTGCGGCGAGCAAAGCGTAAAGCTCGCACTTGTCCCGACTCCGCCTCCCGTTATTGCCCTACCGGTCAAAGACGGCTCCGAGTTCGAGATCACTGAAGACCTGGTGGCTGAGTGGAGTGCTGCCTACCCCGGAGTGGATGTGCGCGCTGAGTTGGCAAAGGCTCGTGTCTGGCTGCGCGCATCTCCTCAGAACCTAAAAACTCGCCGCGGCATGGGGAAATTCGTGGTCGGCTGGCTTGGCCGGTCTGCTAAACCCGCACCGGGCTTTTCTTCCGCGAGGAAATCGGTACATGGAAACTTCAGCTTGCAGGACTACCACGCCGGGGTTGCAGCGGATGGTTCTTTCTAGCCTCACGCCGGCCAAGGGCCACTGCGAAACGCATGGCGACTTCGACGGCTACACCTTGGGTGGTGGCCCGTACTGCCCAACGTGCGCGGAAGAGCGTTTGCAGCAAGATCGGGCAGCTCAGCAAGAGGCAACGATGCGGGAGTACCGCCAGCGTCGAGCGGATTACTTGCTGGGGCGCGCCGCGATTCCGCCGAGGTTCTCTGATCGCCGACTGTCCAACTTCGTGCCGCATGCCCAAGGCCCGGCCAAAGCGCTGGAGGTGGCCAAGAAGTTTGCCGCAGATTTCGCCGAATGCGAGAAGACCGGGCAAAGCCTGATCTTCTGCGGCGGCGTTGGAGCGGGGAAGACACATCTGGCGGTTGGCATTTGCCATGAAATCATCGCCAAGGACAAGGTTGCCGTCTTCACTTCGGTCCTGAGCGCGATCCGGTCTATCAAGGAGACGTTCCGCAAGGGTTCGGAGATGTCGGAAGCCGACGCTATCAAGGCGCTGGTCCAGCCAGATCTTCTGGTGCTGGACGAAGTTGGCGTTCAGTTCGGGTCGGACACGGAAAAGATGTACTTGTTCGAGATCATCAATGGCCGCTATGAGGCCATGAAGCCGACCATCCTGCTGAGCAACTTGGCCAAAGATGCCTTGACCGAGTTTATCGGCGAGCGGGTCATTGACCGACTACGAGAAGGCGGCGGGAAGATGGTCGTTTTCGACTGGCCCAGCTACCGCAGGCTGGCGGGTCATGGGGAGCAATCATGAAATTTGCAAAACACGACAAGCACGGAGTTGCCATAGTCAATTGCTTGCGAATCTATGGACCTCAGACGATTCGAGACGTGGCCGAATCAATTGGGATAGAGCCGCGGAGAGCGGATTCAACAATGCGCCGGCTTATTTGCCAAGGCTACGTCGAGCGGACCGGTCAGCGTAAGGGCACTGGCTCGGGGCGTGCGGCAATCTACCGCTGGGCAGACGTGGAGGCGCCAGAGAAGCCAGAGCCAATGATGAACGCATACGAGCGAAAGCGCGCTATTGCTATGGCATATGAATTGATCCAGACATTGCGGGCTGGGTGGATTCCAGGAGCGGCAGACCCTTTCCGCGTGCTGCGGGCGCAGGTGTCGGCATGAAGATCGAATTCAAGAACGCCGACATTACGTTCCTAGCGGACTACTGGATGGATAAGCATCTCCCCGGCTTTATTGGGGCCGAAGTTAAGCGAGAGCTTACGTTTGACGGTGCCGACATCATATTGACTGTCGAAGTCGTGGGGGCTGGGGATATGAAGAAGGCTTCGACATGAATCGTTCGTACGCCCTAGGGCGCCTCAAGACCGGCCAGCTCAACAAGACCGAGCAAGCCTATGCCGACTACCTTGGCCAGCTTCAGGCCGTGGGCGGCATCCTCTGGCACAAGTTCGAGGGGATGAAGTTCCGCCTGGCTGACAACACGTTCTACACGCCCGACTTCGCGGTGATGGCACCTGACGGCCAGATCCAGCTTCACGAGGTCAAAGGCTTCTGGCAAGACGACGCGCGCGCCAAGATCAAGATCGCGGCCGACATGTACCCGTTCAAGTTCATTGCAGTTAAGGCCCGCGCCAAGAAAGACGGCGGCGGCTGGCAAATTGAGGAGTTCTGAAATGGCTATGCCGAGAAGCGTTGAAGATTCGAACAAGCAAATGCGCAATGCCGCCATTGACCGGCTGCGCAGCCAGTACGGCGTGAAGATCACCAAGCACAGCAGTTGCGCTACCAGGATCGCAGAGGAAATCCATAAGGTCGATCCGAGTCTTCCGGCTGGTGAGGCAATGACCGTGATCCGGGCCTGGGTGGCTCTAAGGCCCAGTGAAGTGGTGCCCGCCAGACTGGCATTCGGCAGTGGCCAACCGTACACGCTTGATACGCAGATGCGGCTCGCAAAGGCGCGCTTGCAGGACATGCGTATGCCGAGCCCGGTGAACATGAGCAGCAAGGTGCTGTACAGCCCGGAGTATGCGTAATGGGCGCGCTCCTGCCTAAGTGGGCGATGGGCGACCCGGCCAAGGTCTATGAACGGATCGAGGAGTTGCGGGTGCGTCCAACGCGGCAGGAGCTGGCTGGGCAGAAGCTGGCACGACTTTTTAAGGAAGATGATATGGGCCGAAAGCTAGAGATCCCTGGGCGAGTGATGACAGCGATGCACCAGTGGGGCGAATGGGCCGCCCGCGAACAGTTCTGGACGAATCTGAAAATCACACCGTTCTGCAAAATTTTGGGGATAGCGTCTGGAAGACCGGCCCCTGACATTCGGCTGGACCCTCAGTCTCACCAGATTCACAGGCACTATCACCGTGTTCATTGCGAGAAGACGAAGGCCATTCTGTACGCGTACTACGTGGCCCGAACCATCTGGAGCGAAGAGCGGGAACTATTTATCAGGTCGGGTATTAGTGAGCCTACTTTCCACAGGCTTTTGAAGGCCGGGAGTGTGCAGGTATACAACGCTGCTGGCCTTGAAAAGCTTGATGAGGGTATTTCGGTCTGATATGATGCTTTTTAGATAGAGTGCGACATTTGCGCTCACACGCCCCGGACAGAGAAATCGCCGGGGCTTTTTGCTTTGGATCGGGAAGCCATGTCGGACCACATCAATGTCTCGTACGAGCACTCACCGTCGCAGTTCGGTACCAGAGCAGAAGTCCGCTTTGAAGGCGTGCTGACCGAGGATGAGGTGAAGACCGCTATTTCCGACTTCATCGAGAGGAAGGAAACGGGTTCTCTGATGAGTCAGCACCCGTTGTACCAAGTGGCGAATACCGTAGAGCGTGAGCTCGAATGGATTTATGACCAGCAGATGAAGTTGGCTAAAGTGGATCTGAAGGTGACTGTCGAACCGCGCTTTCAGATGCCGGATTCGGCAACGCCCGACTCAGGGGATGAAGTGATCCGAGCCGTTGTTGAAGACATCCGTCAGAATGGCGAAGTAGCTCAGGCCATCAAGAAGACGGTCGGCTGAGATGACTGAACCCCGGGAGCAGATCCTTCAGATTGAAGGGCGGGAGATAGTTGTTCTGTCGTATCAGGGGTCGGTCAGTGAAGAGCAGGCACATGCGCTGAAGAAGCAATGGTCTGAGGCAGGTATGCCGGGCGAGCTGATTGTGTTGTGTGAGGGTGCCACGCTCAGCGTGTTGGGCCGGGACGAGAAGCTGGACCGCATAGAAGCCAAGCTCGACGCCCTGCTAGAAGCCTTGGCAGATGAAGGCGAAGAGATGGAACAGCCCGAACTCACGCTAGATGGCGAGGCAGTAGGCGGCGAGCGGGACGATACCCAGCCGCTATGACTTGGCCATTCCGGAAGCAGCCGGTAGTAGCTGGCTCCTTGTGGGTTAGCAAGATGACCGGGTCCCAGAAGGAAGTGGTAGAGGTGAAGGACGGACAGGTGCGGTACCGCTTGGTCTCCAAGTCGGCAATCCCTCAGCCGTCCGAGGTTGCATCAGTGGGCCAGTTTCGTAGTTGGCATAAGCCGCTATGAGATACGGGCAGGGAAGAGGCGGTAGACCTTGGCGCCGTCTGCGAGATCAGATCATGGCCCGCGATGGGTACATGTGTCAGTGCGAGAACTGCAAGGGCGTGAAGCTCATCGCACACGAGGTCGATCACATCAGCAACAAGAGGGATGCAGCGGGCAATCTGAACGATGATCCATCCAACCTCCGGGCGATGAACCGTGATTGTCATGCGGAAAAGACCAAGCGTGAGGCGAACGGTGGTTACAAGCCGCGTGTCGCGGTAGGGATAGACGGTTGGCCAGTCCGGTGAAGTTGTCCACAGGGTGGTGCTCGGTGTCGCATTTTCACAACAGCGACCGACTTGTCCACTTTGTAACATCGAAGTTATCCACAGGGGTGGGGCGAAAGTTTAGGGCCTTAGCCTTGGACACCGGCCGCTCCCCTCTTTTTTCATAAACGTCCAGAAAAAACGGGACACAGTAAGGATTGAAATGGGCACTCGGGGCCGTAAGTCGACGTCAGAGATGACCGTCGCGGCCCAAGTTGCGCCCGTGTTCAGCACGGACCGACTGCAAGCGCCGGTGCATATGACCGATGCGGAAAGGTCGGTGTGGCTGGAGGTGGTCAATGACCAACCGGCCAATGCATTCACCCCGACGCACTCGCCATTGCTGGAGCAATATTGCCGGCATGTGGTGCAGGCCCGGTTAGTTGCCGACGAGATCATGAGCTTTGACCGCGCATGGTTGGCCGACGATGATGGCCTGAAGCGATACGACCGCCTGCTGGGGATGCAGGAGCGAGAAGGCCGGGCGGCTTCGTCCTTGGCTACGCGCCTGCGCATCACGCGGCAGGCTACGGCTGACCCGAAGACGGTCGGTCGTGCCAATGGCAAGCAAGGCAAGGCAAGGAAGCCGTGGGAACTGGTCGAAGACTGAGCCGCGGCGAGAGGAATATTGCCTGGATCGAAGCCACGTGCCGAATCCCTGAAGGCAGGTTCGTCGGTAAGGCGGTCAAGCTGACCAAGGCGCAGAAGGGCTGGATTCGAGCGATCTACGACACGCCGACGCGGATGTTCATCCTGTCGATGGCGCGTAAGAACGCGAAGACCGCGACGGCGGCGTTCCTACTGCTGCTGCACACGTGCGGCCCGGAGGCGCGGCCCAATAGCCAGCTGTACAGCGCGGCGCAGTCGAGGGAACAGGCGGCGATCCTGTTCGCCCTAGCTGCGAAGGTGGTGCGTATGTCGCCTCAGCTGAGCGAGTACGTGGTGATCCGGGATACGGCGAAGCAGTTGTTTTGCCCCGAACTCGGCACGCTGTACCGGGCTCTGTCGGCTGAAGCCAGCACCGCATACGGCCTGTCGCCGGTGTTCACGGTGCATGACGAGCTGGGCCAGGTGAAAGGTCCAAGGTCGGAGCTGTACGAGGCGCTGGAAACTGCCTCGGCTGCCCAGGAGGCGCCGCTGTCGATCATCATCAGCACACAGGCGCCCACCGATGCGGACCTGCTGAGCTTATTGATTGACGATGCGCGTACTGGGGCGGAGCCTCGCAACAAGGTGGTGCTGCATAGCGCGCCGCTCGATGCGGATCCATTCAGCGAGGAAACGATCCGGCTGGCGAACCCGCATTACGACGAGTTCATGAACAAAGAAGAGGTACGGCGCCAAGCGGCGGATGCCAAGCGCATGCCGAGCCGTGAGGCTTCGTACCGAAACCTGATCCTGAACCAGCGGGTGGAGGCGAGCAATCCATTTATCTCGCGGACAGTTTGGGAGGAGAACGGCACGCCGCCCGAGAGTTTGGAGGGCAAGACCGTCTATGGCGGCCTGGATCTGTCCAGCGTCTCGGACCTGACTGCACTGGTCCTGGTGTCGGAAGATGGCGACGTCGAGTCGACTTTCTGGCTGCCTAGTGAAGGGCTGGCCGAGAAAGCCCGCAATGACCGGGTGCCATACGACGTCTGGGAAGACGAAGGTCTGTTGCAGACCACGCCGGGCAGGGCAATCGAATATGAGTACATCGCGCATTACTTGCGGGATGTGTTTGACCGGTACGAGATAAGGGCGCTTGCCTTTGACCGCTACAACATGCGGTTTCTCAAGCCGTGGCTGGAGCGCGCCGGATTCACCGAAGAAGAACTCGAGCGCTTCGTGGAGTTCGGCCAGGGCTTCGTATCGATGAGCCCGGCTATTCGGGAACTTGAAGCTCGGCTGCTGGCGAAGAAGCTTAGGCACGGAAAGCATCCGGTTCTGACGATGTGCGCGGCAAACGCGGTGGCGGTCTCTGACCCCGCTGGAAACCGGAAATTCACTAAATCGAAAACGTCCGGCCGGATAGACGGCATGGTGGCGCTCGCCATGGCGGTGGGTGTCATGCCGAACGAGACGGAGGACGACGGCGATTTTGCCGACTTTATCAGGGATCCCATCATCGTATGAAAACCAAGGCAAAGCCCGGTCGATTCAAGGCCGCGCTCTTGAACTGGCTCGGGGTCTCCATCAGCCTGACCGATGAGGCGTTCTGGTCGCAGTTCGGAGTAACTGCGGCGGGGCAGCAGGTTAACGAGAAGTCCATTCTGCAGTTGTCGGCCGTCTGGGCGTGCGCGCGATTGGTGGCCGAGACCATCTCGACATTGCCGCTTGGCCTGTACGAGCGGACTTCGAACGGACGTGTGTCGGCCGAGCGCCACCCGCTATACACGCTGATCCATTCCCGGCCTAGTGCGGACACGACGGCGACGGTGTTCTGGGAGGCAAAGATCGTTTCCATGCTGCTGCGTGGGAACGGCTTCTCGGAGAAGAAGTACATCGGGAACCGCCTGGTAGCCCTGGAATTCCTGATTCCATCCCGGTTGGCGATCTCGAGCGATGCAAACGGCAACGCCCGGTACCGGTACACGGAAAAGAACGGCAGGCAGCGGGAGATCCCGGCCAGTCGAATCTTCCGTATTCCGGGCTTCACGCTGGACGGCGATTGGGGACTGAGCGCTATTGAGTACGGCGCCGGGGTATTCGGGTCGGCGCTGGCGGCGTCCACCGCGGCCAATAGCACCTTCGAGAAAGGTCTGGCACCCACGGTGGCTTTCACGGTGGACCGAGTTCTGAAGAAAGAGCAGCGCGAAGAGTTTAGAGAGACCGTTAAGAAAATTAGCGGAGCGCTTAACGCGGGCGAATCCCCCGTGCTTGAGGCCGGGATGGACGCCAAGGCGATCGGCATCAACCCGAACGACGCGCAGTTGCTGGAGTCGCGCAATTTCAGCGTGGAGGAAATCTGCCGCTGGTTCCGTGTCCCCCCGCACATGGTAGGGCACACATCCAACTCAACGAGTTGGGGAACAGGCATCGAGCAGCAGATGATCGGGTTCCTGACGTTCACGCTCCGTCCCTGGCTTACCCGTATTGAACAGGCCATCAACAAGGATCTGCTGTCGCCCGCAGACCAGCTTCGCTACTACGCTGAATTCAGCGTTGAAGGGCTGCTGCGGGCGGACTCTGCCGGCCGTGCTGAGTACGAGTCGAAGATGGTGAACAACGGGATCATGACCCGCGATGAAGTGCGACGTCTGGAGAACCTGCCACCGATGGGTGGGAACGCCGACGTCCTCACGGTGCAGACCGCCCTTGTCCCGATAGATCAACTGGGCAACGCCCAACCCGTCACCCAGGAGTAACCCCCCATGCCCCGAAATCACCTTCCGGCAGCACCGGAGGGGCGCCCCTGCGCGGGCGTCCGATACGACCTGTCGCCCAAGGCACTTGACCGCTGGAATCCAGGCATTAAGGCAGCGGCCGAGGAAGACAACACGATCAGCGTTTTCGACGTGATCGGTCAGGACTACTGGACTGGCGAGGGGGTGACGGCAAAGCGGATCTCCGCGGCGCTGCGGTCCATGGATGGCAAGGACGTGACGGTGAATGTGAATTCGCCTGGCGGGGACATGTTCGAGGGCCTGGCTATCTACAACCTGCTGCGCCAGCACAAAGGCGAGGTGACGGTGCGCGTTCTCGGCGTCGCTGCGTCTGCGGCCTCGATTATCGCCATGGCCGGTGACCGGGTTGAGATCGCCCGGGCCGGCTTTCTCATGATCCACAACTGCTGGGTTATGGCTATCGGCAACCGGCACGATTTCCGCGAAGTAGCCGACACGATGGAGCCATTTGACCAGGCCATGGCCGATATCTATGCGGCTCGCACTGGCGACACACTGGAGTCGATCCAGTCGTTGATGGACGCGGAATCGTGGATCGGCGGTGCCGACGCTGTATCGCAGGGCTTCGCAGACGCGCTGCTTGCGTCTGACGAGATCACACAAAGCGACCAAAAAGCCAACGCCGCGGCAGTGCGGCGAATGGAAGCCGCGTTGCGCTCATCGGGCATGCCCCGCAGCGAAGCGATGCGGCTTATCAGCGATTTCAAGACCAGCCTGCGCGATGCGGCTGGCGGCGGTGAGCGTGATGCCACCGAGCAGGGTCTGAGCGAATCGGCCCTTGTTGCAGCGGTGGGGCGCATGCCCCGAACGAAATTTCAAGTTCCCAACATCTAGGGGTGCCAAATGAGCGCAATTGAGCAGGAATACAAACAGGTCCAAGCCGACCTGAAGCAAGTCGGTGATGATCTCAAGGCTTACGCCGAGCAATCCCAGAAGGAAATCAAGGCACACGCCAAGCTTTCCGAGGACACCAAGGCGTCGGTGGACAAGCTGCTGGTCCAGCAGGGCGAACTTCAGGCCCGCCTGCAAGCCGCGGAACAGCTCATCGTCAAGATGGAAAACGGCGGCGGCGACATGCGTCCGGTATCGATGGGCGAAGAGTTCATCAAGGCAGAAGGCTTCGAGTCGTTCGCGGCGAAAGCGTCTGGCGGCATGAAGGGCAGCTTCTCGGTGCCGGTTAAAGCGGCGATCACCAGCCTGGGCACGTCCGCGGGCGAGTTGATCCAGCCGACCCGGGTTGGCATGGTCATGCCGGTGCAGCAACGCCTGTTCATCCGTGACCTGCTGTCCTGGGGTCGGACTGGCTCGAACAGCATCGAGTACGTGCGCGAAACCGGCTTCACCAACAACGCGGACGTTGTGTCGGAAAACCCGACCAACCCCAAGCCGGAATCGAACATCACGTTCGAGCTGGACACCGATCCGGTGGCGACCATCGCCCACTGGGTGCGCGCCTCGCGTCAGGTTCTGTCGGATGCTGCCATGCTCGCCAGCTACATCGACGGGCGCCTGCGCTACGGCCTGAAGCTGAAGGAGGAAGCGCAGTTGCTGAAGGGTTCCGGCGTCGGCCTGAACCTGAACGGCATCTACACCCAGGCATCGGCCTACGCCAACCCCGGCGTAGCGGTCCAAGCGGAAACCGCGATCGACCGTCTGCGCCTGGCTCTGCTGCAAGTCACCCTGGCCGAGTTCGACGCTGACGGCATCGTTCTCAGTCCCATCGACTGGGCGGCTATCGAACTGACCAAGACCACGGACAACGCGTATCTGTTCGCCACGCCCAGCGGCTTGGCCACTCCGGGCCTGTGGGGTCGTCCTGTCGTTCCGACCAAGGCCATGACCGCGAGCGAGTTCCTGGTGGGTGCGTTCCAGCAAGGCGCCCAGGGCTGGGATCGCGAAGATGTGTCGGTGACGGTTTCGACCGAAGACCGGGACAACTTCGTGAAGAACATGGTCACGATCCTGTGCGAAGAGCGCGTTGGTCTGTCGGTCTACCGCCCCGAGTCGTTCGTCAAGGGCGATTTCGACGGTCTGCCGGCTTCGGCGTAAGGCGGCGGGGGCTTCGGCCCCTGCTTCTCCAGGAGAAGGGAAAATGGTAACGGTAACTGCTAAGCAGTCCTTCGACCACGGCGGCAAGCGCATGCCTGGTGAGCAGTTCGAAGTCAGTGATCAGCACGCCAAGCAATTGGCAGATAAAGGTCTGATCCATTCCACTGACGGTGACACCACTGACCCTCTAAAGGCCGCTGGCGAATCGTCGTCTGCATCGCAAGCGGCCCAAGCCTCACGGCAGACGACTGCGAAGCGGTCCGGGCGTGGCGGGCGGGGGCGAAAGACCGCGGAGTAATCGTTACCAACACCACATTCCGACTCGCTCCATGGGCTGATGTGCTGTACGCCATGGATCGCGTCTGGTGGAAAGAGTACGGGGAAGAGGCATTGAGCAGCTTTTCCGGTGAGCTTTGGGCGCCGTTGACCGGAATCCGGGGCGTTCGGAAAGCCTCTTTTGATTACGGTAAGAATTCCGGCTTGGGCGCCATTTCGTTGGCGGTGCACTGGGGCGCGCAGCGGATCATCTTGATCGGCTACGACTGCCAGAAGACGGACGGGAAAGCCCATTGGCATGCCGACCATCCCAATGGGCTTGGCAACGCCGGCGCGGTAGCCAAGTGGCCGCAGCAGTTCTCGGACCTGGCCAAACGTCTCAGCGCTAAGGTTGTGAATGCCTCCAGGGTGACGGCGTTGGAATGCTTCCCCCGGGTCACCTTGTCTGAGGCCTTAGAGCAGCAGACGAAACCTCCGCTCTTCATTCAGGGTATGCACGGCCTGGGCGACAACTTGCACCAGAGATCTGTAGTCCGGCAGTTGAGCCGCGATCACGAAATCTGGCTGGAGACGCCCTGGCCCTGTCTATACCACGACATGCCAGGCGTAAATCTGGTCGGGAAGGGCTCGAAGCTGCGGACCCAGGCCAAGAATGCGGCGCGCGAGCGCGATCGGTTTACCGAAAGGCCGGTGCCGCGAAACGCAAAGCGGTTGGAAGTGAAGTATCCGCCGGAGGCTGTGCGTCGGCATGGATCGGTGTTAGCCGCCATGTCAAACCAGTGTGGTGTGGAGCCGGGAGAGTTCCGGTTACCAATTCTCGAAGCTTGGCGGGTCAGGGCGGATGATCTGGTTCGCCAATGGAGTCCCGATCGGCCGCTGATGATCTACCGCCCGCTGGTCGAGCGGACCGAGTGGGGCGGATGCCGGAATCGCAACCCGGCTCATGAAGCGTATGCCGACCTTTATAGGAGTGTCCGCGAGTCCTTCTTCGTCGTGAGCGTAGCGGACGTATCGCCCGGCAAGGAGTGGATCGTGGGCGAAAAGATAGATGCCGACGTCGAGCTGCACGCCGGGGAGTTGGACATTGAGGTGCTTGCCGCGTTGGTTGCGCAGTCCGCCCTGGTATACACCGCGCCAGGGTTTGCAGTCATCCTGGCACAAGCGGTAGGGACGCCTTCGGTGGCAGTGTTCGGAGGATATGAGAACTCGCAGTCGTTCTCAGCCGGGGCATCGCAGGCGCCATACCTTGGGATTGATCCCATAAAGCCGTGCAACTGTTTCAGCCATAGCCACAGGTGCGAAAAGCGCATCGACGTGGTGGGTGCCAAGCGCCGCCTTTTGGAGTTTGTGAATGCGCATTGTCCGCAACAGGGAATCAGTCCGGCTCTCGCCGCGTAGTTACGAGGCCAAGGGTCTGCCTACGGAGTATTTCAACCCGGGAGAGCTGGATGTTTTGCTGAGCCTGATGGAATCCGTAAATGCCGAGGTCGTCATCGAGTTCGGCGTGAACAGCGGGCGCAACCCTGCGGCGGTATTCCGTAACCTGCCATCTGTGCGCCGCTATGTCGGCGTCGATGTGGCTCCGGGCTACCAAACACTCATGCCGGTCCAACGCCGGGAAGTGCTGCGCAACCCGGGGCACTTGGTCAAGGACGATGCCCGGTTTGAGTTGCTTGTCCGGCCGAATGGCAGTTTCGATCTGGAGCCGAGCGACCTGCCACAGGCGGATGCAATCTTTATCGACGCGGACCACTCTCGCGCCGGCGTGCTGAATGACTACGCCCTGGCGCTGAAAGTGATTCGCCCTGGTGGAATCATCATTTTCCACGATGACAACTGTAGGCCGGTGGTGGAAGTGACGCAAACGCTCAACGAGCTTTGCGACAACGGCGCCGCTATCAAGCACGTGGAAGGAACCTGGATTTCCTATGAGCGTCATTGACCTTGAGACCGCGAAGCAGTTTCTGGACGTCATCCATAGCGCGGATGACACCAAGCTACAGATGTTGCTGGATGGCGCTGAAAGAGAGGCGCTGGACTTCATGAACCGAGACGAGTTCGGCATGGAGGACTGCAGCAGCGAGTCGTCGAGTGAACCCGAGATGATGCCTGACAGTGTTCGCCTCGGCGTTCTGCTCCTGCTGCAGGCTGCCTACCAGGCTACGCCCGACGATGCGGCGAAGCTGCGTGCCGCGGCTGAGGTCAAACTGATGCCGTACCGCTGTTACATGGGGGTGTGATGCTGGCCGCACGACTACGCCACCGCGTTACCTTTCAGGAACAGGTGAACAGCCAAGATCCGGTAACGGGCGCTGTGTCGCTTTCGTGGGAGAACGCGTGGCTCGACTCCAGTACGGAGCTGAAGGACGTGCCAGCCGAGGTCCTGACCGGTCCCGGGCGGGAATGGGTGGGCGCCGCAACGATCAACGCCGAGACGTCCGCCCGCATCAACCTGCGCTGGTTCCCTGGCCTGCGCCAATCCTGGCGCATCCTCTGGGATGGCCGCGTCTACAACATCGAGTCAATGGAAACTGACGCAACTGCCCGGAGGGAATGGCGGCTGCGCTGTGTCGACGGGCCGAGCGAGGGGCTATGAAGGTCGAAGTCAATCTGCGCGGTGTCGATGGCGTGATCGCCACTCTCAAGAGCCTACCCCCAGAGATTGTTTCGAAAAAGGGCGGGCCGGTGAAGTTGGCGCTGGCCAAGGGTGCCCGGCTGATCCGCGATGAGGCCAAGAAGAACCTGCGTCGAGCTATCGCCATGAACGGTGACGAATCAACGGGCCTGCTGGAAAAGAACGTCATTTCGAGTCGCGGTAAGCCGCCCAGCACTGGGAAAGGTGAGCGGTATCTGGTACGTGTGCGCCGCAAGACGTATCCGGGAAAGAAGGGCAAGCCTGTGACGACCCGGGCCACGGCAAGCTTTATGGAGTACGGGACCGAAGACCAGCCGGCGACGCCGTGGTTGCGGCCAGCAGTGCGCCAGCATGGGGAAGCAGCGATCAACGTCATCACGCAGGACTTGAACAAGCGTATTGAAAAGGTGGTGTCCGAAATGGGCGCCAAGAACCGGAACAAGTAATGCTGCCTGCCGTCTTCCTGACCCTTCAGACGCCCGCCGTCCTGGCAATCGTCGGAGGCACGCCCGTTCGCATCTTCCGTCATGGCGCAGCGCCGCAGGATACCGAAAAGCCCTATGTCACCTGGTTCGAAGTGGCCGGGCAGCCGTATGACCAAATTAGCGGCTCGCCATGCGGTGATTTTGACAGCGTGCAGATTGATTGCTGGTCCAAGTCGGACCTGCAAGTTGAGCAACTGGCTTCTGCGGTCCGGGATGCGCTGGACTTGGCAGGTATCGCCAATCGCCTCGTCGTGAACTCTCGTGAGCCAGAGACGCGGCTTTATAGGATCGGCTTGGAAGCCGATTACATCACCTCCCGCTAAACCTCATTTCCCGTTTTGACTGCCCGCCTCGAGCGGGTTTTTTTATGGAGTTTTGAAATGCCGATCCGCTCTCAAGGTACCGAGCTTTTCTACGTTCGCCCCGGTTCCACGCCGGTTCTGGTCAAGCTGCACTGCCCGACCGGCATTACTGGTCTTGGCGGGGCTGCGGATCAAGTCGAAACCACGTGTCTCTCGGACACCGAGGACAAGCAGTACGTCCGTGGCTTGGGCAACCCTGGCCAGGTCTCGGCGCCGGTCAACTTCGACCCGCAGCAGGCGAGCCACGAAGACATGTTCGACCTGAAGGCGTCCGGTGAAACCCTTCAATGGATCATCGGTATGTCTGACGGTACGACGCTGCCGACTCTGGACTCCAATGGCGACATCGAGCCTCCTGTTGGCCGTTCCAGCATCCAGTTCACCGGCTACATCGCGGACTGGGGCCTGGACTTCGCCGGCAATGACGTCGTGAAAGGCACGCTGACCATCCAGCGTTCCGGCTCGGTCATCTTCACCAAGAAGGCCTAAGCATGCTCAACAAGTCGTACTTCACTCCGGAGACTGTGTTCGAAAAGGACGTTGATCTCGGTGACGGCAAACTTCAAAAGCTGCACTTTCGCAAGTACAGCGGGGCTGGCTTCGCGGCGTACGGTTACGCCGTTCGATCTCAGGATTCCGTGGAACAAGGCAGGGCAAAGGCCATCTTGATTGCAGACTGTTATTGCAATGAAGAAGGTCAACGCCAATTGACTCTTTCCCAAGCGTGCGGGTTGAGACCCGAAGCGATGAATGCCATGTTCGTCGCGTTGCTCGAGGTTAACGGCTTCGTCGTTGACAAGACGCCAGACGAAGAAGATCAGGACGATCCGGGAAACACGTAGAGGCCGGCTCCGACGATTGGTTATGGGCTGTCCTCGCCATGAGGCTCGGGGGCAGAACCATCCAGGAGTTGATGTCGGCCATGACACAGCATGAGTTTCGTTATTGGAAGGCGTTCTATGAACGGCATCCTTTCGATGATCTGCACGTGTTCCACCGGCCTGCGGCGTTGATTGCGCAGAGCATGGGTGGAGGTGATTTCGGCCAGAAGGTCGACTTGCTATCGAACCCGTTCGTCAAAGACTACTCCGACGCAGATTTGCGCACTCTCAAGGCGTTCGGCCTGAAACCTTAAGGACAAACAATGGCAACGGCAGGGTCCATAACAATCGATCTCAAACTGCTTACTGGCGGGTTTGAGACCGACGCCCAACGTGCGTCCAAGATTTCTGAAAAGCGTTTCAAGGAGATTGAGAAGCAGGCTAAGGCAACGGCCACAGAGGTCAGCAGCGCATTCACCGGCCTACTTAGCGGGGCGCTCCTGGGTGTCGGCGTTGGCACTGTCTTCAACAAGTTCATCGAGGAAACCAAGAACGCCCAGAGCGAGCAAGCCCAGCTCGCCGCCGTTCTGAAGTCGACGGGCAACGCTGCAGGGTTTACCGCGGCTGAGCTGAACAAGATGGCCAGCGGCATGGCCGGGTTCGTCAGCGAGGGCGACATTAACCGGGCGCAGACCCGGCTGCTTTCCTATACGGGCGTGGTCGGCGAGGAGTTCCCCCGTGCGCTTCAGGCCGCTATCGACATGTCGGTGCGCCTGGGGATGACGGTTGAGCAGTCTGCCGAGACGGTAGGCAAGGCACTTGACATCCCTAGCAAGGGGCTGACTGCGCTGTCCAAGCAGGGCTTTCGGTTCACCGAAGACCAGAAGAAGCTGGTCGAGTCGCTGGAGGCTACGGGGCGGGTTGCTGAGGCCCAGGACGTCGTTCTGAAGGCGCTGGAATCGTCCTATGGTGGTGCCGCGGAAGCTGCCCGGAATACCTTGGGTGGTGCGCTGCAGGCATTGCAGAATCAGATTGACGACTTGATGACTGGCGACGATGGCACGGTCAATGGCCTGACGGCGAGCGTCAACGACTTGACCGACGCTCTCGGTTCAGACGAGGCCAAGCAAGCATTCGCCGATTTCGTTGGCTGGCTGGCTAACATCTCCCGCGCACTTGTGACGGCGGCAGGCGACTTTGCGGAGGGGATGCGCGCTGCTGGAGGTTTCGTTGATGCGCTGATGACCTACGGCACCATCAACCCATTCAATTCCCACTCAGAGAACGCTGCGCAGTATCGCAAAGAGCTGGAAGAACTGAACGCCTTTGAGAAGCGAGTGCTGGCCGGGGAAGAACAGAACCAAGGTATTGACATTGAAGCTCGCAGGCGTCAACTGCAGAATCGAATTTCGTTCTCGGAGCGCAAGGCTAACGCGCAGGAGCGGGATGTTCTGAGTGCTTATCTCGGTGTAGATGAGACGGGGGCCAGCATCCCTACGCTTAGCCCTATCCGTGCCAGTGCATCATCCCCGACCGAGAAGAAGAAGAAGGAAAAGGTCGATCAGGGTCAGAAGTTGATTGACCAGCTGAATCAGCGAATCGCGCTGATCGGCAAAGAGACCGAATACGAAAAGCTTCTGGCTGAGATTAGCGTCGGATCCGTCAAGTTTCGCACCGAGGCACAGAAGGAGGAAGCCCTAGAGGCCGCAAAGGCTTTCGACACCAAATCGAAGGCGTTTGAGGCTACTAAAAAGCAGGCCGAAGATTATGCGAAGGTCATGGATGACCTCTATCCAGAACAGGAGAAGACTAACGAGTACCTGGCGCAGCTATCCACGCTCAGCCAAGCGTACTTTGATGGGACGCTCAATGCAGAGACATACGCCGACGCTGTAAAGCAGTTAGAGAAGAACTTTAGCGGGACCACTGACGAGATGAGTGAGTTCGCACTTCAAGCTGCTCGCAACATCCAAGACTCGTTGGGCGACACGCTAGAAGACGTCTTGAGTGGGAATTTCGACAACATTGGCTCCAAGTTCGCCGACATGATCGTAAAGATGGCGGCAAATGCTGCAGCGGCAAACCTTGCTCAAGCTCTGTTCGGTGATTTCGGCAAGTCTGGGCAGATCGGAGGCCTGATTGGGACGGCCTTCGCGGGCCTGTTTGGTGGCGGCGGATCTGGTCCGACTGCTAGCCAATTGGCCTCATCCACCCAAGGCGTCAATGCTGGTTTGCCTCTCGCGTTCGCTGACGGTGGCTATACGGGCGCAGGCGGCAAATACGACCCTGCTGGAATCGTTCACGCTGGGGAGTATGTGATACCGGCAGACGCCACCAAAAGGCTTGGAGTGGGCTTTCTGGACCGCCTGAAGGGGTATGCGGACGGTGGATATGTCGGAGCGTCAGGGATGCCCTCTGCAACAGGAGGATCCACGCGCGTCGAGATCATCAATAACGGAACGCCGCAACAGGTAAGCAGCGCCAGCAGTTCTTTCGACGCTCAAGGCGAGGTAATCCGCATCGTTGTCCGAGACATCCAGCGCAACGGCGACACCGCACGGGCGATCAAGGGGATGGCATGAGTACGTTTCCTGCCTACGCGAAGATCCTGCTTTCCGGTTTCACGGAAGATGCCGATTACGGCGTATTGCGCACGGAGATGGACAACGGCATCGCCAAGCAGCGGCCGCGGCGCTCGCTCCCCATTGTCACGCGCACTGTGGTGATCCACGTGGATAGCCTGGCTGACAAGAATGCCTTTGACACGTGGCGACGAGTCGACCTTTCCGGAAGCGCTGGGTGGTTTGATTGGACGGATCCTCTGGATGGCGTGACGAAGCAGACGCGAATTGTGGGTGGCAAGCTCCAGTGGACCAGCCCGGGCAAGGTGTGGCGTGCCGCTGGACAGATAGAGACGGTAGGCTGATATGCCAGTTCAGTATTCGGATCCCGCTCGCCAGAATCTACTGGCCACGAGCGCGGATGAGCCTTTCCTGGTAGCTATTGAGATTAGCCATGCGGATCTGACGGTTCCGGCGCGTTTTGTGAACGACAGCCAGAACATCGTGATCGAGGGCAATGAGTTCTTCGCTACGGCGTTTCGCGTTGCACTACCCGATGACAAGGACCAGCAGCTGCCGCAGGCACGCTTAGAGGTCGACAACGTAGGCAGAGATCTGACGCAGTGGCTTGAATTCAGTCGAGGCGGCAAGGGAGCGCGCTGTCGATTAATCCAGATATTGCGCAGCGACCCGAACGTGATCGAGTTCGACATGACGATGGACTTAACGGGGCTGGTAATCGACAACATGACAGTCAGTGGCCTTCTCGGCTTCCAAAATACCTTGGGTCAGACGGCGGTAGCGGTCCGATTCGATCCGCTGACTTCCCCGGGGCTCTGGTGATGCATTGGTCGGATAAGTACGTTGGCCTGCCGTACGTTCCCGAGACCGGGGACTGTGCGGCACTGGCGGCGATGGTGTCGGCCAAAGAGTTCGGCCACGTCCCGGCTATCCCTGGATCTCATGCTTCAACCCTTCGAGAACAGACCGCGCAGATCCTGGCGCACAGGGACGAGCTGGCTGAGAGGATAGATGCGCCATTTGATGGCTGTCCGGCATTGTTTATCGGGCGCGGCCGGCTGTGTCACATAGGCGTGATGTGCTGGATTGCCCACGAATGGTGGGTGCTTCACGCGGACCAATCTGCCGGTTCTGTGATTCGGCAAAGACTTCGGGATATGACAAGAATCCATTTCCGGCTGGAGGGCTACTACAAATGGAAGTAGCGGACACGCGGCCTTCTCTAGTCCATCTGCCGAACCCGATCACTCCGGCCGGCAAGGTTGTCAGCTACGCGGCGTTCTTGCCCGGAGAGACACTGGAGGCCTACTTGGCGCGGGCTGGGGTGCGGGTTGTAGATGCACCGATGAACGTATGGCACAACGGCTACCCAGTGCCTGCCAAGTTGTGGAAGCGGCTGATTCCTCGGACTGGCGATCAGATCCTTATCCGCGCCAAGATGGAAGGTGGTGGTGGGGCGAGCAAAATTCTCAGGACCGTAGCGCTGGTGGCGTTGGTAGTTGTCAGCGCAGGCTATGGGGCGGCGCTGGGTGGCGCGCTCGGGTTCACCGGTGCAACTGCCGGTGCGATCGGTAGCAGCATGATCATGCTGGCCGGGACGATGCTTATCAATGCGTTGCTACCCATGCCGATGCCCACCGCCGCAAAGCTCGGCGTGGGTGAGAAATACGAATCTAGCCCCACGTATGCCATCCAAGGCGGGAGGAATCAGGCGCGGCCTTGGGAGCCGATGATTCTCGTCTTCGGGCGTCATAGGGTAGTTCCGGACCTGGGCGCTATCCCTTTCACACAGCAGCAGGGCGATGACCAGTATCTGAACCAGATTTTCCACTTCGGCCTTCAGAACTGGGATCTGGTTATTGAAGACCCTAAGATCGGCGAGACGTCGATCTACAACTATTCCGGCGTGCAGGCTCAGTTGTCTGACGCTCAGGGTCGGGTAAGCCTGTTCCCGGGGAACGTTGACACGCTTCAGGGTTTCGCGTTGCCCAACCCTGCGGGCTGGATTAGTCGTACCACTGCGCCTGGTGTGACAACAATCTCGGTTGAATTGGCCGCCAGACTATTCCGGGTAAACGACGATGGATCGTTTTCGGCTAGGTCCGTCGATGTTGAGATCCAATATCGAGATGCAGATGGCGGCGCCTGGGTGTCTTTAGGCTTGATTGGTGCGGTGTATGCAACGCACTATTGGTCGAAGGTTGTTTATCCCTCTCGGGTACAAATTGGGTTTGGGTCGACGAACTTCGCGGATCATAGTGATGGTGAGTCGTGGGTAGAAATTGACCCGTACACTGGCACATTTGTATCTGGGCAATGGCAGTGGAAGCCGCATCCGATTCAGTTGGGCCAGCCCTGGGCAGGTATAGCTCCTAATCCACTACTATCGCCCGCGGCTACTGGCTACCGAATGACCGGGGCGCGTCAAGAGCCCACGCGGCGGGAGGTTACGTGGACGGTGCCGGTCGGCAGATATGAGGTTCGCGTCCGAAAGGTGACCGGTGATATCAACAATTCCCGCGAATCCAACGAAACGGCCGTATCTCAGATCCTAGCGTTCCAACAAGATACCGCTGACTACACCGGCCAGAGCCGTTTTGCCTTGCGCATCAAGGCCACGGGGCAGTTGAACGGGCAGGTTGATCAGCTTAGCGCGACGGTGACGGCCCGATGCAATATCTGGAATGGATCTGCCTGGGTGTTTGGGCCGACTAGCAACCCGGCCTGGTGGTTCCTGTGGTACGCGCGCGGGCGGCTTGCTCCGAATGGATCGCGGGCGTTCGGGTGCGGCCTGACCGACGCGCAGATTGATATCGAGGCTATCAAGGCGTGGGGCGCATGGTGCGATGCCAAGCGCCTGACGTTCAATTACGTGTTGGACCGGAAGATGAGTTCGGCGGACGTGCTGGACATGATTGCCAGAGCTGGTCGCGCGGCGAAGACGCAGCATACCGGCAAGCTAGGGGTAGTCTGGGATGCCGCCGATCTTCCAGAAGTCGCTACGTTCGGTCCGTTCAACATCAAGGCAGGGTCATTTCAGATCGCGTACCTCAATGAGGGGACGGTAGATGAAATCGTTCTGAACTTCGTGAACGCGTCGCGCAACTGGACTATGGACGAGGTGCGAGTCCGGGTGCCTGGGTCAACGACGACGACCAACCCTCTCCAGCTCGATCTGGACGGATGCACCAACTTGGACATGGCTAGCCGTGAGGCGAACTTGCTTGCCGCTTCCCAGGTGTGGCATCGACGTCGAGTGACGTTTGAGACTGATATCGAAGGATATGTCGCGTCGAAGGGCGACGTTATTCGGCTGACGCACGACCTGACAGTTTGGGGCTATTCCGGCCGGATGATGGCCGGCAGCAATAGCGGGTCGAGCGGAGAACTGCCCAAAATCGTGCTGGATTCGGCTGTGCCATCAGGCGGTACCGGTACGGCGCTGCTGCGCGATCCGAACGGTGTCATGAAGGTGGTTTCGGTTACTTCGGCAGTGGGCGATGTGACTGAGCTAACGATTGTCACGGATTTGGACGGGTTTTCGATGCCTGGCGACCCGGCTTTCGAGGGGGTGAACCCGCTTGACTGGGTGTGGCAGTTTGACCCGTTACAGACGCCTGGACGCCGATTCAAGATCACGTCGGTAGAGCCTTCCGCCGATGGGGTCAAGTTCACCGCGATTGATGACGACCCAGGCTATTACGCCAGCGAAAACAATCCCTATCAATACACGCCGCCTCGGGATGGGCTACTGCTGGGCGGGGTAGTCCTTGCGGTTACCTTCGCCGAGTCCATTCGAAGTGTCGCCAACGACGACATCAATGTGCAGATTGGCTGGTCTATTTCCACGCCCTCACGCGTAATCGTCAATGTGATGGTTGATGGCATTGCGCTTGAACCGATTGCTACCAATGAGCGGCGGATAAACGTCTCGGCCAAGACGGGCGACGTGATATCGGTCATGATCCAGCCTGTAAACACGCTGGGCTTGGGCCAACCTTTTAGAAGCCAGTACACCGTAGAGGGCTTGCTTGCGCCTCTGCCTCCTGTGACGGGTTTGACGAGCGTATTCCGGGATGGGTTGACTACGCTGGTGTGGAACCGCGTAACCGATATCCGTCAGCCTGACTATGAGATAAGAATCGGCACGTCGTGGGCTAACTCAAGAACGGTAGGGACCACGCAAGGACTAGACATTCTTGCGGTCGGAAACGGTTTGTACTTCGTTGCTGCTCGGTTCCGACTAGGATCTCAAACCATCTACGGGCTACCGGATAGCTTGCTGATATCGGGTGCCATTCTTGTCCGTAATGTATTGGCCACTATCCACGAGGATCCGACCTGGACTGGCGAGCTAGAGGGCGGCGCATTCATTCATGACGGCGAGCTAACACTGCGCGGCATGGGTGACATTCTCTCTGCGCCAGATGTGTTGAGCCTGCAAGATGTTCTTTGGTTTGGAGGGGTAGAGTCGGGCGGTATTTATACAACCGACGATTCCAACGTCATCGACATCGGTTATGCGGCTCCCGTAAGAATCGACTTCGAGATTGATGAGTACGCGCTCAACTTTGGCGAAGACGTTCTGTCTTATGAAGACGTCCTAGCAGTAGCCGATATTCTCAACGATTCGAATCGCCAACATTACTCTGTTCGCCCGCAGATTCAGTTCGCACAGGACGATGGCGTTTTCGGTGACTGGCAGGACTACATACCCGGAACCGTCAACGCCCGTTATTTCCGGGTCAGGGTAGTGCTGGAAACAGACGACCCGCTAATTGTCCCGTTCGTTCGCCACTTCTCGTGGACCATCGACGTTCCTGATCTGGTTCAAACCGGCACCAATCTCATCGTCCCGTCGTCTGGGCTTCGGGTCACGTACGGTAAAGCTTTCCACGCCACGCCAAATCTTCAGGTGACCATCCTCGATGCAGTCGCTGGTGACAGGGCTGTTGTTCAGCAAAACACTGACCCGTTGCTCGGGTTCGATATCAGAATCTTCAACAACTCAACCCCCGTTGAACGGGTAATCAATTGGCTCGCACAAGGGTATTGATATGACACAGGAAGCTATCCAACTCTCTACCACGCCGCCTTATCCCGGGCTTGCGATGGTGCAAGATGCAAATGGCGCATTGGCTACCATCGCGACCGACTTTGCCGGCTCATCCGATCCTGCTGCTTTTGCGGGGCCGTTCATGACGTGGGCGGATACAGCAAACAACCTCATAAAACGCCGGAATGTAGCCAATACGGCATGGGTGCAGGAGGGGGCATTGCTGCGATCACATATCCCATCTATCCCTTTGGCCGAACTGCCTGGCGAGGACATTGGGCTCGTCTTCGTGCCGGACGATGGCTTCTATCGTTGGGTCAGCGGCGCCTATGTCAAATCAGATCTTTCGTTTTCGGTGATCTCCACTCTGAAAACGCAGGCTGCGGCAATTCTTGGCATTGGACAGAGTTGGCAGAACGTATCCGCAAGCCGGGTCTCTGGAACGTCATACACAAACAGCACTGGAAAGCCTATCGTAGTGCAACTTTCGGGAACGCTATCAGCCGAGAACGGCAACTACAACACACAGGTAGCTGGTAGAGGGCACGGTCGCCCGGCGTGGGGTGGCGGCTTTATTGGGGGTAGTGTGTCACACAGCTTCATTGTTCCGCCGGGCGACACATACTCCGTCGTAATCACAAGTATTTCATCGATTTCTTGGTGGGAGTACCGATAATGCAGCACTTCAAAGATTCGGCCACTGGCCAGTACTGGTCCCTGGATGATGATGTGGAAGTCATCGATACCGGGGCGGCCCTTGAATTCCGGAATGCGGTCGGCGAGTTGCTAACAAGCATTCCGTCGACGCTGATTCCCATTCCTGAAATTCCGGCGCCTGAGCCCCCCTCTCTGAACGATTTGCGATCTTCCAAGGAGACCGAGATCAGCCGCGCCTACTCAGCCGCCGCATCTGCACTTGCTGAGGGCTATCCCGATGCAGAGCGCGAGACGTGGCCGGTACAGATCACGGAGTCTGCGCTTGTGCTGGGAGGGTCAGAGGACGCGACACCGTGGATCGATGCGGCTGCGGCTGCCCGTGGGGTTAGTCGGGAAGATCTAGCCACGAAGATCCGGGATATGGATCTGCAATACCGGCAGACCAGCGGTGCGTTGACTGGAAAGAGGCAGGCGCTGCGTGACCAGATTCAGTTGGCGGAAACGCCAGAGGCCATTGCTGCTGTGGTGTGGGACTGACGCGACAGCCCTGTAATTTATCGTGCGATTAGAGCCACCCGCTTAGGCGGGTTTTTTTACGCCTATAAGAACGTTATGGAACAGCCGCACTACGGGGATCTGCCCGCACGCGTAACCGCCGTCGAAAAGGATGTGGGCCAACTGCGCACCGGCCAGGCAAAGATCATCGCTTGGGGGGCTGGAGCCTTGACGATGTTCTCGGTCCTGTTCGGCATATTGGTCAGCATCGTTGCGTGGTCTGCCACACGGACGGTTGCGCAGCTTGACGATGTTGGAAGGGGAGTATCCAGCATCCAGACGGATGTGGCCGTGCTTAAGACCAAGCAGGATACGCAGGATCGATCATGGAAGCTGATCACCCAGCTGGCAAAAAAGGGGGCATCGGATGTGTCAAAAAATCTCAGCGATGAATAGGAGCGACGTATGAAACTCATCCCTCAGTGGCGCGAGTGGCACCGATTCTGGTCCGTGCGCCTTCAACTCCTTGGCGCTGCCATCCTCACCCTTGCATTGGAGACTCCGAATGCACTCCTTACTGTCTGGTCTATGGTCCCTGCTGACCTCCGTACTGAACTTCCGGAAGGCACCGGGAAGTGGATCGGGATCGCCGTCATCGCCCTCGGCATCGTTGCCCGCCTCATTCACCAGCCCAAGCTCGATAAGCGAGACGGGGCTGACGGTCCTTAAGCACTACGAGGGCTGCAAGCTGACGGCCTACCGGGATTCTGTGGGTGTCCTCACGATTGGGTGGGGGGATACCCAGAAAGTCACGGAAGGCATGACGATCACCCAGGAAGAAGCCGACGACCGGCTGGAGCGCCGTCTAGGCCGAGACTTCGAGCCTGGTGTAAAGGCTGCGATCCAGGCCCACATGAAGCAGGAGCAGTTCGACGCGATGGTATGCCTTGCGTACAACATCGGCGTCGGAGCTTTCGCTAAGTCCACCCTGGCCAAGCGGTTCAATGCTGGGGACGTGCAAGGGGCGGCTGACGAGTTCCTGCGCTGGGACAAGGCCGGGGGCAAGTCGCTCAAGGGCTTGCGCAAGCGCCGTGCTGCTGAGCGCGCCTTGTTCCTGGGTGCCAACGCTGCCTATGCCATTGCGGCAGGAGACAAGACGCCATGATGATTCTAGCTGAGTTCTGGCCCTACATCGCAGGCGGGTTTGCTATTGTCCTGGCGTACTTCGGCGTGCGCCTGAAAGGGAAATCTGACGGTCGGCAGGAAGTGCGCGACCAGATCAACAAGCAGGCGGTAGAAGCCGCCAAGGAAGCCCGGGATGTTCAAGCAAAGATCAATCGGATGCCTGACGGTGGCGCTGTTGCTGAGCTTAAGCGCAAGTGGGTGCGCGACGAATGAACCTATGGGCGCGGAATTCTGCATGGTGTCCATGCCGATATTCATCAGCCAACATGACGTGCTGACGGACGGGACGGCCAGGCAGATCCTGACGCACAACGAGCTGGGCGCGAAGCTCTGCGATTGGCCGGGGATGGATGATTAGGGGCGGTGCAGCGATTCAGGCTTAATTTGCGTGTATCGACGCAGCTGGTTCCAACTTCGGTGACCGGTGAAAATGGCAACCTCTTGGATACCATAGCCCATTTCGAACAAGCGGCTAGTCCCTTCGTGCCGAAGGTCGTGAAACCGCAAGTCCTTGATCTTCAGGTGGGCACATGCCCTCGGGAACGTGGATGAGATTGTGGCCGCGATGTAGGGGAAGATCCTCCCCTTATGCGGCTTTGGCTGGCGCTGGATGATCTCCCAGGCAGCCGGTAGCAGGGGCACCACCTGATGGTTCCCGGCCTTGCGTTTAGGGTCTTTGCGGTCGCGGATGACGACGGTTTTTTTCTTGGTATCCACGTCTTCCCACGTGATGGAGAAGATTTCCCCGGCCCGCATGGCGGTGGCGATGGCGAAATCCACGATATCCGCCATGGGAAGCTGATAGCGCCCGGAGGTGTTGAAGTGCGTCTTCAGCTTATTTAGCTCATCCTCGGTAGGGCGTCTGGTCCTTTCCCGAGGGGTGGTGACGACCCCCAGCATCTTGAACGCCTCTCTGGCATCCCGGATTGGGTCGCCCAGGAACGAGAGCCCCCACAGACTGCGTGCTACGCGTAGCACTGTGTTCAGGTAGGACAGTTCCATGGACCACGTAGGAGGGGCTACCCCCCGCTTCTTGGTGTATTCGATTATTCTTGCGCCAGTCAGCCCAGCTAGGGTTACATCGGCAAGCTCGGCCCGTAGCACCTTGAAAGACTCCTTCTTGGCAGTCCCCATCCGGTGGGCCTCCTTTTCGTAACGGTCCAGCAGGTCGCCCACGGTCGTGACGCCCAGCGGTTTGGTATCCTTGAAGTCTCCCCGCTCTATCTCTGCCTCTAGGGCGGTAGCCCATCGGCTGGCCAGGGCCTTCGTGGTGAAGGTCTTGGTTTGGGTCGGGTGGCCCTTCTTGCGGACCTGGGCGCGCCACTTGCCGTTGATCTGAATTATCGAAGCCAT